TTAGCGAATGTGACTAAGAAATAGGTCTGTTGTCGCTTCAGCAAGTTCGTCCTCAACTTGGTTATAACGATCGGTCATATAGACTTTTGTATGGCCCAGCGCCTGGCTTAGTTGCTCAAGTGGAACTCCTGCAATAATGCTTTGAGTCGTGAAGAAGTGGCGCATCATGTGAGGTGTTACATGCAATCCTGTTACTTCATTCACTAGATTGAAGTTTCTATTTAACTGGTTTGGATTGATGAGACCACCTTTTTCGTTCAGGGTGATATAATCTTTTTGTTGTTCCTTGATAATCCCTAACTTTCGCTTAATTTTAGAAGCTTCAGCTATCAGATAATAGATAAGGTCTGTCCCGATATCATCAAGGCAGACGTAGCGCTCCGATTCCTTCGTTTTAAGACCTCCTTTCCCTTTTAAGGTCTGGTTGCTTCGGCTATCTCTAAGATGCAGTATAGCCCGTCCACTATCGTTCTGAGTCACGTCCATTGGACGCAACCCAAAGACTTCCCCTCTCCTTAGTCCAAAAATGGTAAGATAGGTAAGAGCGTAGAATTCTTTTGGCATGATTTCTTTAGCCTTAGAAATCCAAGACTTGAACTCTTTCAGTGAAATTTTCTTATTCGTGGCAGGGATATCACTCTGGCCAATGAATACACCTTTCAAACGATTTGAGAGTAGGTTTCCATTTTTCACGGCATCGTTTAGCAATGCCATGAAGCTGGAATTGAGGGTTTGAACAGTGTATCTGGTATGATTCTGCAACTTTTCAGCGATAAATAGTTCATACTCATTTCTATCCAAATTTTTAAGCAGAACAGAACCAAACTTTGGTTTGATGTGGTTCTTATAAAGATTGTCATTGAGGTAGTAGGAAGTGTCATTCCAGCGCCCTGTTGATAATCTCTTTTCCGAATAAATATCCCAATACTGATCAAGTGTTAGATTCGTATTGATACCCAATTCCTGATCGTGGATTTGTTGCTCAATCTCTGTCAAGGCTGCACGAGCTTGTGGAAGGGTTGTGAGACCACTTTTAGTAATCTCTTTCTTTTTACCACGAAAATAGAAAGAGCGTCTGATATAGTAGCGCTTGCCTTTAGCAGTCTCGTAGTAATAGATATTTGGGTATTTTGTTTTATTGTATTTCATTGTATTCTCCTTGTTTATTAGCTTCTGGACAAGGTCTAAACGTTGAGAATATTGACATCACCCCTTTCATGGTGTAAAATAGAATATAGAAAAGAGGCCTTTTTAATGGCTGATTTTTTATAAGGGTAAGCTTCACAATCAAACTTTGGCGAGGGCGATTGTGGGGCTTTTTTTATTTTCTGAATAGTTTGTATAGTTTATACAAACTCCAAGCTGTCAAAGGGACTGCAAGGAATGGAGCGATTGGAATACCAACAACTCCAAAAAAGACTAAGAAAATATACAGTGCTGAAAATATGATTTTATTGGCAGGAAGTTTTTTCTTAGGAGATGTTTCTGAAAGATTAATCTCATTTACTATATCAGCGAAACTGTCACTAACAATATTTTGTTCAATATGTTCAGCTTCAGTTGTTTTAGTTTCAATAGATTCAGTTTTAGTAACTTCTTTATTGGAAATGTTATCATCAATTATCTCAGATGATTCGCTCTGAATTACTTCTTTTTGTGAAGAATCAACAATGGTAAGGTAAATTTCAAAACCAACATCCAAGTCATTATTTGTGACAACTTTTTCTTCATACTCGTCCCATTCTTTATATGGACCGCCTTTTATCTCACATTCTATTAGGAAATGATATCTTTCATCATCAAAATATTTACGGATAGATTTAGCAACTGTTGCAGGGACGTATCCTACATGATTATCAAAAATCAAAACTTTTATAGCATTGGAATCATATTTATTATCCGTTTCTGGAATGAGTTCAATATTAAAAATATCTAAATCTCGATACTTAAAGACTTTTAGACCGTATTCTTCAACTTCTTCCTTGATTTCCTTAGCTGATAAATCGCCATAGTATTTTGAATACTCTGGAATCCCATTGTCTTCAGCAATCATATTGCAAGCTTCTTTTACTGCTTTTTTATATTTTGTCACTCCAGCGACTCTGAATAATATTTTTTCAACAGTCTTTTGCATATATTTTCCCTCTATATAAATATCTTCAATGCTATTTTTAATTTACTAATGCTAAGTATTCCTCTTTTACCATGATTTCATTTGTCATAGTTTTAAGATTGTAGTAGGACATGAATTTGAGGTAATCAAACTCTGTAGGGTCTTCTAAGCTTTCTATCGCGTCTTTTACGAGATGATGGATCATCATTCTATCAGCTTCGTTTTCACATCGTAGGCGAGCGATCTGGTACTCTGAGCGTGTGTGGTCCTTGTGGCCCAGTTCATGAAGTAGGACCTTAACTCTCTCTTTTTTGCTGAGCTTACTCGACAGGAAAGCTGTATTGGTTTCTTTTTCATAAAATCCAAGTTCATCTGGCATTAGATTGCCGTCAAAATCGATAATACGAACCTGAAAATGACTTATAATTTCTTTTTCAGTCACTAAGCAATACCTCTAATCACCAGCTTCCTTCAGATAACCTTCAATGATAGACTGGATGATTTTCTTCTTTTCGTCTGTTAATTCTCGCCCGCCGAACATCATGACATTTGATGCCATTTCTTCAACGTTTAGAGTCTTACCTTCCCATTTGTAGTCATGACTACCAGCGATTGCTGGGTTATCCGTGCGACCGAGTAGATAATCTGTGGACACGTTGAAGTAGTCAGCAATCATTGAAACTCGTTCAACATTTGGAGTGGATTTCTTCATGTTATAAATTGTATTTCTGCTAAAACCTAGTTTTTCTTCAAGTTTATTTAATGAAATACCTTGTTTGTCAGCCAATTCTTTTATTTTTTCAAATGTGAAAAACATTGATACATCAACCTTTCTAAGGCATGACAAAAAATATTTAATAAATTTACTACAAAACCGTTGACAAAGTTTAATAAATTTACTACAATAGTTTTTGTAAGCTAAAGAGTTAGCGAACAAGACAACTAAAAAATAAAGCCTAATGAAACTGATTGGCGTCCGTTTTATAGGTAGAACCTTACTTTTTAGTAAGTCTTTTCTCTATGTTTTGATTTTAATAAATTTATTTATCAATGTCAAGAAATTCGCTAACTTTTTAGATAATTTTTTAAAAAGAAAGGAGAGAAAGATGAGCAATTTATCAAAAAAATCATTACCAATCCAAGATTTAGAAATCAAGATTAGTAGTGATTCTAGTGTTCCACACGTTATTTTGAATGGAATTGATTTCCGAGCTGAGGGTATCGGCCTTAAATCTATCAAAATCATTTGGGGGACTAAGGGAGGGGAAATCCCAGAATCTCTCATCCAAATTGACTATATAGATGCTCGTGAACAGCTACACGAAGCAACTGTTAAGCAATCATTTCAAAATACTTTACTTAAATAGCTCTGGGTTTGTTACAAGATTAGTAATGATTTGTGAGGCGGTTTGAGATAGGAAGTTTAGAGAAAACACACCTACTTTTTCAGCGACACTCTTGGTTTCTCTCCAAACTTTAGGACTCCTCACTGAATCAAGAAACTGATGCCCTTTGTAAGTCATGCCATGAACAAAAGCAATATACAAAGAATTTGAACCGTCAAAGGTCGGAGACCAATTTATAAAACCAGCTTCTGATAGTAACTTACAGTGATAAACAATAGTATTTGTCTCATACTTGTTAGCTCTTTTAAACTTCGAGTTACTAGAGAAAACAAACGGCTCTGGATATTGATGCAATTCTTCAATGTCTAGCAAAATATCTCTTACTAGTTCTGGTTCAAATTTCATGTTACATCTCCGAGTTTTATTTACATTATATCAAATTTAGAAAGGAAGAATATGAGTAAAGAACTAAAAATCATCAAGGCTAAAATCAAAACTCGTTTGATTGAGCTGGATATGACTCAAGCTGAGTTGGCAAAACAAGTATTTGTAACACCATCGGTCATTTCAGAACTGCTGAAGTATGGCAAAGGAAGTGATTATGTGAAAGAAAAAGTCATAGATATTTTGGGTATTGAAAACCCTTGGAGAAATCACTAAGAGGTCCATACATGCAAGTAAAAATAATACAGAATTGGCAGAAGAAAAATCATCAACTGAGTCAGATGATGATCGACAGTCTTGAGGGACTAGATGTTTGGGAAACTATTTTAACACTGGGGAAAGTAAGGAAAGGAATATTATGAACAACGCAGCGCAAAAAGTAACACGTATTGACAAAGATGCTTGGGATATTGCTACGGAGCTGGCGAACGAGTACGGAGTATCTATTTGTCACATCATCAGCGAGAGCGTCCGCTACTGTGCAGAGAATGCCGAATTTAAGGAGATGGACGTTGTCGTTAAACGATTGGTAGTCGGCAGTAAGGTGCTTGAGTAGGAGGGTGGAGATGAACGAAAAGAAACAAAATAACGATCTTATCAAAGAAATCATTGAGAAACATTTTGAAAATATGGTTGACGATGTTTTGGCACACACTGAAACCTATTATGAGGCTTTGGGTGCTATTAGTTCCATCAAGGGATGCAATATTCCTGACATGATTCGCCTAGCTGATTGTTTGAGGAAGGCTATCAGAAAACGTGCTATGCAACAAAAAACACCTAATCATAAAGACTAGGTGCTAGAGGAGAAGACTATGAACGAACTAGTATGGTTTTACTTTGCTGTCATAATCAATCTTATCATTGGCTTTGCTACATACTACGCTAGCAAAATAGATAGAAAAAAGCGCATCGATGAATACAAGAAGAGACAAGAGGAGGAGATAGAAAGAGTTAGAAAGAAATTTAATTTATGATTTCTTAGAGGTCTTTTGGATAAATTTCTTCTTTAGGTTTTGATTGTGACTATTTGCTTTATCAGCTATTTTTAAAGCCTTGTCCAAATCAACCTCGCCTGCTAAAACTTTGTAGGCAAGATCATTCACCTTCATAGCCTTGTCGGTTTCGGTATCGAGTTGAGACACTTTCTCAAGTTCTTGCAACCGTAATTCATGAGCTTGCTTGACTTTTTCAAGTTCCAAAGCATGCTGTTGTTTGAGGGTATCTATCTGATAATGAAATTCTTTTTCAAGTTTTTCTACGATATGTGAATGTTCTTTAGCTTGTTTTTCAATCTCAGCTTTATTGTTAGCTTTTGATGCGACATATGACCATAACCCTGAGATTATTGCAAGAATGACACTAATTGCAGGTTGAATAAGAACTTGATATTCCATAAGATTTCTCCAATCATTTTTATTTTATTATACCAAATTTAGAAAGGAATGTTATGAACGAAATTTTTAACTTTCACGGACAGGAAGTCCGTACTTTGACAATCGATGATGAGCCTTGGTTCGTTGGGAAGGATGTTGCAGATATTTTGGGGTATGCTAAACCTCTGGATGCAATTTCTCGGCACGTTGATGAAGATGACTCCGTGAAATACGGACTCACCGACAATTTAGGTCGAACACAAAATACTATCATCATCAATGAATCTGGTCTCTACTCTCTCATTCTTTCAAGTAAGCTTCCACAAGCGAAAGAATTTAAACGATGGGTGACATCAGAGGTCTTGCCAGCTATTCGCAAGCAGGGTGGTTTCATCCGTGAGGACTTGGACGAGGATGCCTTTATCGCTCTATTTACTGGACAAAAGAAATTGCGTGAGCAGCAGGCGACCATGCTGGAAGATATTGACTATCTCAAGAGTGAGCAACCGATTCATCCGAGCTATGCTCAATCACTACTGAAGAAGCGTAAGGCTCGTGTAGTAGCTTGCTTGGGTGGCATTGACAGTCCAGCATATGCAGATAAAATCTTTGCTCAATCAGTATTCAGACAAGCTGAGATTGATTTCAAGGATCACTTCAATATTAGTCGCTATGACTTGCTACCGAAAAAGTTTGCAGATGCAGCCTTGGCCTATTGGATGACTTGGGAGCCAAGCACCAATACCAAGATGAAAATCATGAAATTGAACGCATTTGACGAAATTTAGAAAGGGTAAAAGATGGATAATGTTCTACTTTCATTAACGGACTGGATCAAATCCATTATCAAGGACACGATCACAAGGTTGGTTGAAATAGAAAAAGATAGTGACCACTATCCTGAATTGATGGATGTAGGCACTACTTGCGAATTTCTAGGAATCAACTATGACACATTTTCAAATAATTATCGTTACATGAAGGGATTTCCAAAAGAACTCCCTGGTAAGAAATGGTCAAAAAGAGCCATCAAAGAATGGCTCTCTAATCAAATATAATAACTTTACTAAAAGGCTTCTGGACAAGGTCTTAGCAAAATTATTTGACTATATTATAGCACAAAAAGAGGATAAGGAGATAAAAATGTTTGAACCACCGATTTTAGACCAGTTGATGGGAGTTGGAGCTTTGCTGATTGGATTTGCAGGGGCTTGCCGTCATATCAAATTGCAGGAACAACGCAAGGAAGAAGAAAGACGAGAAGAGCAAGAATTTGCGTCTATGATTATCCAAGGGTATAACCATGCATACGAACGTGGTAGAGAGGCAGAGCGTCAAGAAATTCGCAAGAATATTCGTCGTCCGTTCAAGGGATTTACCTACGACAATGAACCGCCTGTAGGCTTGCGTCCTGAGCCGTTAGCTTTGCCAGAACCTAAACAGTCTGCAATCAGATTTTTGTAATGAGGAGGTCAGGAAATGGAAGAATTGATTGAATGGCTGTCGTGGCATGAGAGAGTGAATATTGAAATGATGTCGTCTGATGAAGAAAAGTCTGATTTTGAACTATATTTAGAGGACGAGAACAGGAAAATTTCACTTATCAAAGAATACCTAACCGACTATGAAAAACTAGCCAAGGACTACCGTGATGTGGTCTCTGAAAATAAGCTGTTAAAAGTTGATAAGATGGCGCTAGATGGGATGCACATCTATGAGGATATGCGGATGAAATACCGTGCGAATCGCAGGAAGTGGGGGGCTCGGTATGTCTGAAATCAAGTGGATAAAAATCACAACGGATATTTTTGACGATGAAAAGATGTGTCTAATTGATGCCTTGCCTGATCGTGACGCAATTATTGTAATCTGGATCAAACTTATAACACTAGCAGGCAAATTGAATACAAAAGGCGTACTAGCCATTTCTAAAAACATTGTATACACCGATGAAATGCTTGCACAAACGTTCCACCGTCCGTTGAATACAGTTCGTATGGCTCTTGAGGTTTTTGAAAAGTTTGGAATGGTTGAAAAAAACGATGGAGTGATAATGTTACCCAATTGGGAGAAACATCAGAACATTGACGGCATGGAAAAAATAAAAGAGCAAAATCGAAATAGAGCAGCACGTCACCGACAAAAACAGAAATTACTTGCACAGAACAACGAAAGTAACGTTACTGATAACGTTATGGATAACGTTATGGATAACGTTACAGTAACGCATGGTAACGCACTAGATAAAGAATTAGATAAAGATATAGAGATAAATAATAATAAGGTGATGATTAGTTCCAGCCTTTCTGAAAATTTGAAAAATAGCGGAATTCATCTAACTGATAAGTCGCATCAACAGTTACTTGATTATGTGGGACTTGATGGAATGAGTTTCGATATGTTGAACCGTGCAGTTGAGAAAACTTCTGGATCACATAAACCTAGTTTCAATTATTTAATAGCCATTCTTGAAAGTTGGAAAAAGAAAGGTTTTACATCAATTGAACAGGTGGATGAAGATGACCGAAAATATAAAGAGGGTAAGAACTTCAATCGCCCAGGACAACAAAACGATAAAACATTGGAACAGGAGGCCAAGGACGAATGGGGGTACTAGAACTAATTGAACAATTCGAGATAGACTATTATCCGTTAAGCTACGAGAAGAAAACTATTTTAGCAGGCCAACCAATTCATCAAGTGGTTGCATGCTTGTCTGAAATGGCTAGCTGGCATGAATGTGGAGGTCGTCTGTCATGGTAGACAATGTGTTTGAGGAGATTGCCTTATCTTATCACAGGAATACAGAACAACAAGATGAGTTTTGCGAAAAGCATAACATCCCTTTGATAAAGATATTGAGGACTGATAGTGTTGTATGTCGAATATGCGAATCTGAGCGGATCCATGAGGAAAACCAAGCAAGAGTGAATGAACTGGCTGACGCTGAGAATGAGCGAGAGAGGAAATACTATCTTGAGAAGTTTTCGCTTTATGATGAGGTTTTAAAAAATGCTACTTTGGACAATTTTGAGACGCCCACTGAAAAAGAAGCGGAAAAGCTAGCTTTTGCAAAGAGGATTTGTCGTGAGTGGTCTGAGGGGGCTAGGAACAACATCGTGCTACAAGGAGAAGCTGGAACGGGTAAGAGCCATTTGGCCTTTGCGATGGTGAAAGCTTTATCTGAGTACACGAAAGAGATTGCTATTTTCATCAACGTGACGGACTTGCTGATGAAGATTAAAGCTGATTTTAGTCAGGAAGAGTTTTTGGTCAATAAGATTGCTAGCGCTAAGTTCTTGGTTTTGGATGATTTGGGTATGGAGAAGGATAGTGAATGGTCGTTTACTATTCTCTACAATATCCTGAATAAGCGTTCAAATACGATCATTACCACGAATTTGATTTCTGCTGATATTCAGAAAAGATATGGCAGACCCTTCATGTCCAGACTGATGAAGGGTGTAGATAAAGACCATTTGATGGTTTTCAATGATTTGACGAACAAGCGGAAGCAATATTTTTAGAACGGAGGTGGCTGATGTTTATTTTAAAGCATGGGACAAGAGAGGATAAGCCGTTTCTGAGATCCGCGGTTATAGGAGTGACTGGCTTGGACATTTCATGTTCTGAGGAGAAGAAAGCCTTGCGGTTTGTTTCTCGGGCTGCAGCCTTACAGGTTAGCAAGGCATTGAGAGGCTCATTTGGAAATTTTTACCCTGTTGAGGTGGAGTGATGTTAGAACTTTACTTCGTCTATAATGGGCACTGCAAGTTTTACCTTGGGACGTTTGACAATGTCGATGATCTTATTGAGCAGATGGAAGACCATCAGTGGGCTTTCTCGGCTATCACCAGACCAAAATTCAAGAAACACATCGGAAAAGACGATGTGAGGTTTGATTATGGTGCGGTAGATTGCTATTACTTAGCGACAAAATCAACGTGCCGCGAACCACGTTAAAAGCGAGCTAGAATATGCGTCAGACTTGGACGAATGGCGTATAAAGAATTTGCTAGCTCTTGTGTCTTTGAGCCATGAGGGGCAAGAGCTGGATTTTTACAGGTTAGATAAACCATGGAATATAACAAACAGACGGTCATTGAAGGACTGAAACGCACAATAGAACAGACGGAGGCGAGAATAGTTGAACTATCTGAGCCATGTGTCAAATCGCTTGCTTTTAGCAGGTCTGAGGAACGTGACTTGCTTAAAAAGAAAGTGAAAAACTGGAAGAAGAGAATAAAGGAGTTGGAAGATGAATAAGCAGGAATTGATTGAACGGATAAAAGGCTTAAAAAATATTTTTGGCAGCAAAGTAGAATATATTGAGATAGACGCGGCAATAGAACTTGTTTCTAAACTAGACGAACCGCAGAAAATCACAATCCCGCAGTGTGTGGCGGATTGGATTGAGTATTGCAAAGCTATGAAAATTACTTTAGCTCACGCACTCTATCATTCTGAAGAAGCAAAAAACAAAAGCGTTTATCGTTGGCTCTTTGAAGAATCAGGTAGCCAAGAAAAATTCGCTCGTGCGTGGCTGGACGGCTACGAGGTCGAGGAAGAGAAGCGGTATCGTGTCCGTTTAAAAGGATTAAAAAAAGGATGTAACTGCTTGAATCACGATACAAAAAAAGACGAATGGAACTTTATGAGCAAGTACGGAATAGGAGAATACCGTACAGCTCACACCCGTAAAGAACTAGAAGAAGCTGGCTTTGGCTGGGTTTTCTCTTGTGAGGGGATTGAGATTGAGGAGGTTGAGGAATAATGCCAAATTGGGCCGAAGGATCTCTTAAATTAAGAGGAAAAAGCGAAAATATTGCATCAGCATTAAAACAAATGCTATTAAATGACACTGTGACGCTAGAAGATAAATGGGATGGCACTCTGCTTATATTCAATAACACAGCTCCATATTTTTACATTAATGGAACAAGACGAGCGTTTATTGAACAAAAACAAATAGAAGTTTGGCTTGAAGAAGAATTTTGTATTGTTGAATTGGATAATTTCAAGCAAGCGTGGAGTGCTATTCCAGAAAATTATCAAGAGATTTCAAGTGAGTTTGATGTTGATATTAAAATTTTTACGTTTGAGTGTGGCATAGAATTCACGCAGGAAATTGAAATTTCCAAAGGTGAAATTATCAAAAACGTTTGTTATGAATATGATGATTATCAGTGGGAAGTTCCATTTAGCAATCTAGGAGGTTGAGGGATGAGGATTGAATTTTATTTTACAGACAATAAAGTGATTGAAACGGTTAATTGCAGCGAGAAAGATGTTAGACGACTAATTAGCCAGTTTAACAACGGACATTTGATGAAAGCTGGGGAGGCTCATATCAATCCTAAAAAAGTGCTTTATTTCTTTGTTTATGAAGAGGAGGTCACAGATTGAAACGATTCATAGCTATCTGGATTCTGCTATCTGCTGGATTAAACATCTGGCAGATGGACAGGATTCGAGATTTGGAAGAGAAAAAGCCGATGGTTATCTACAAGGCAGATAACGCAGGCGCAGAGATTTTCGGTCAAGTCGTCGAGAAAGGACGACATGGAAAACTATACACGCTTACGATTCGTGATTACGGGGTGTTCGTGGTTACGAAAGAGCAGTTTGAGAAGATTAGAATAGGGGATGAGGTAAGAATATGAATTATAAAGTAATAGTCGATGGTAAGGAAATCGAATACGGTGCATTAGTTGAAAAATCACGTTTTTCAGAAAAAGAATGGTCTGCTATTTATGCGGAAATCGTGAAACAAAATCAGCCAGAAGTCTTTGAAAGTAAGAAAGCAGATACTGACTACATTGATGTATTTGGCGCTCTAATTGCTCTTGAGGAGCGATATGAAGCATTGCTTGAGCTATTACCTCAAAATCAGTTCTCTTACGCTGGAACACATCCCAAATGGGTAGCTGATGCAGTGGCAGAGAACACGCTGAATAAAGAGGACACGATGCTAGATGTGTTGGATTTGATTGGACGATGCGAAACTCTGGAAGAATTAAAAAATGAGCTGACAGAGTATTTCAAGCTGGAAGAACTATAGGAGTTATCATGACAACAAACATGGAATTATTAGCGCATCATGTTGAGCATTGGGCGAAAGATAGAGGGTTAGACAACCCTGACAATAGCACGGCTCAAGCGTTGAAGTTATTTGAAGAAGCAGGCGAACTAGCGCAGGCACATCTCAAGAAGCGAGATGATGAGGGCAAGGATGCTGTGGGTGATATTTTGGTAGTGCTGACCATCTACTGTCAGCAGAAAGGTTGGTCTATCGCTGAGTGTTTCCAGATGGCCTGGAATGAGATTAAAGACCGCAAGGGTAAGATGGTAGACGGTTCGTTCGTAAAAGAGGAGGATTTGATATGATTCCAAGATTTAGAGCTTGGTTAAAGAAAGAACAGGAAATGGATAATGATATCGACCATATTAGTTGGTTTGACGGGGAACTAGACTATATTGGGAATGGAATTACTTACATGGTTTTAGCAAAAGATTTAGTACTCATGCAGTCAACAGGGCTCAAATGGAGGATAAGGAATGATACCAGAAATAATTGATAACGTAAACAAACCAAGCCACTACCAAGGCGCAAACGGTCTTGAGGCTATCGATGTTGTGCATAACTTCGTTGGGGACCTTTCTGGAGCGTCTGCTTTCTTTTGGGGCAACGCAATCAAGTATATGCTTCGTTTCCAGAAGAAAAACGGTCTTGAAGACCTGAAGAAAGCCAGAAAGAATCTTGACTGGCTGATCGAGGAGATGGAGTATGAGTGAGTATGCTTTGTATGAAGGTGACACCTTTATTACCATGGGTACTCTTGCTGAAATCAGCAAAGAAACGGGTATTGCTGAACGGATGTTGAGGTATCATACTTTTGCATCTACGCAAAGAAGAAATCCAAATGGTAGAGCTGTCGTAAAGATTGAGGTGGATGATGAATAGAGAAGACAAGAATTTTCCAGAACAATTACGGATGTGGCGGAAATCAAGAGGATTGACACAAACAGAAGCTGGGAAAGTTCTCGGTGTTTCAGTGAATACGATTGGCTGTTGGGAAGGAGGCAGGGTACCGCCTGAACGTTTTAGAAAACGAATAGCTGTAGAGTTAGGAGTCGAGGAATCAATTTTATTCGATGTAGTCCCCAAAGAGTTCAACATCCTTTTGAAAGAGAAACGGATAGAACGTAAATTGACCCAAAAAGATTTAGGTGAACAGTTGGGATATTCCGCAGCAACCATCAGCGGATGGGAGAACGGTAACAATATTTCAGAGTTTGCCATCGAAGATATTTGTACATTTTTCGGGATTGAAATCCAAGAGAGGAAATAAGACCCAATGAATAAAAGAATCAAGAAGAAGATAGCTAAACGGCAGATACAAGAAAAGCAAGAAGAAGACAAACAGCTACGGAAATTAAGTCCCGAAGAAATTGAATCTATAGTTAAAACGATTAACCAAGCGTTTTCTAATATTCGCAAGGCTTTCTCTCAAATGTTTGATAACTTATTTACATTTTTTAAAAACTTGGAGGTGGAAATTGAAAAAATTGAGCGACGAAGAACTCAAAACGTTAGACAGAGAACTTTTCAAATTTCAAAACATTCAACGCACAATAGACTTAAGAAGGCTAGAATTAGAAACCAGAAACCCAGATGCTCAAAGTGGACCTACTGTAGGAATAAGCAAACCTACCGAAACTATCGCAATCAGAATCGCAGATGATCCGACTTTAAAATTTCTTGAAGGATTTAAAGGGATTATCAATAAACTTTTAAGCAATCTAGTTGATGAGGATAAGGAAATTTTTAATCTACGCTGGAGATATCCTCAACTGAGATGGGAAGAAATAGCAGAACAGAAATTCATGAGCAAAGCTACAATCTATCGACGTAGAAGGATTATCCTAGAGCAGTACGCTATTTTGAAAGGTGAGCTATAAATAAACATGAGACAAAAGACATCTTGAAGTCTCACAAAAAAAGGGTTATTATGATAGCATGAACTTCTGAAACAAAAACACACATCACACTTTAGAAGTCATCCTTAATTCTAGTCAGAAAAGTTGTCCAACAGAAGTATCGTCAAGAGTCAGCAAATGCTGGCTTTTTGTTTTGGGAAAGGAGGTAGAATATGGAATTTGTATCACCGATAAAAGATAATGACGACATTCAGGCAATGAAAGATTATCTCAGAGAGTGGAATGAGATGTATTATATGCTATTCATCACAGGTCTGAATACTGGTTTGCGAGTCGGAGATATACTTACCTTGAAAGTTAAAGATGTCCAGGGATGGCACATTAAGCTGAGAGAACGGAAGACTGGCAAGCAGATAACAAGACGGATGACAAAAGAACTCAAGAAAGAAATGAGAAGATATGTCGAAGACAAACCATTTCATCATTTCTTATTTAAGAGTAGACAAGGTCAGAATAAAGCGATCACTCGTGAGCGAGCCTATCAAATCATACATGAAGCAGCTGAAGAACTTGGCATTGATAATGTTGGAACACATACAATGCGCAAGACATTCGGCTATAAATATTACAACAAGACAAAGGACGTAGGGACATTACAGAAAATGTTCAATCATTCATCACCTGCAATTACCCTGAGATACATTGGGATAGAACAAGCAGAGCTTGATGATGCTCTACGGAACTTTGTCATTTAATTTTTTTAGATATTACTTTCACATAATGAGTTAAGCATAAACTGAAAAAATGAAACTCTTTAAAACCCATGATTAGTAAGGGTTTGAGATTTAGAGTGAGTTTAACAAAATATAAGATATGTGAAAGTGAGGGATAAAATTGGTATAGTTGGAGGAGAGGAATATGTTACTCATAGGATATTTAGTTTGTTATTTTATCGCATTGATGTTTTTGAAAATTGTTTTCGATTGGACAAAAGAAGATATAGGGAAAATATTTAAACATGGATTGATTTTTCTATTTCTGCCTTTAGTATTCATTGGAGCTCTCGTATATGATTTTGTAGACAAAAGATGAGACAAAAGACATCTTGAAGTCTCACAAAAAAAGGTTTATTATGGTAGCATAGATTTCTTGTATGAGATGGGATAGGTCAAGAGCCTGTCCTTTTGTTTTGCAAAGGAGTATATATCATGTACAACAAACCAGTCAGACAGAGCTTGAAGACAAGGAAGTGGAACAAGTTCCGTGACAAGGTCATGAGACAACACGATTACCTTTGCCAAGAAAGTCTAAGATATGGGCAGTCAGTTCCAGCTGAAATGGTTCATCATATTTACCCAGTATCTGAGTATCCAGAACTTGAGTATGTATCTTGGAATTGTTTGCCGCTGACCAACCGCAAACATAATACGTTCCATGACCGCAACAACGATAAGATAATCGGAAATGGAATTTATTGGCAGAAGAAAAGAAAAAAAGAATTTTTAAATTTTTTCAAAAACAAAAATGAAAAATGAAAAAAATTTTTTATCCCCCCCACTTCAAAAAAATTTTTTCGAAGCCTCTGGGAACCGGTGAAGGGAACTTTTTCCAAGTCGGGGGCCTTCAAACAAAAAGGGGGTAAAAACTAAGCGATTTTGACGAAAGGAGGTAGTTTTTGGCTAAACCAATTACAGCGAAGTCGATTAAGTCAAAAGTGGTCAAGCAAATGAAAGACTTGGGCACTTATCGTAAAGAGTTCGAAATGATCATTGACATTTTTGCAGGTATGTTATACCAGTATCAGAAACTTGCTCAAGATTATGCTGACTTGGGTTATCCAGTAACAGATACTTACGTCAATAAGGCTGGTGCTGAAAATGAGCGCAAAGTTCCAATCTTAACAGCGATGGAAATTTTGAGGAAAGACATCCTGAGCTATTCTAATCAGCTGATGATGAATCCGAAATCACTCGGTGAGGTAGTAGAACAAGAGGGTGAGTCAGTTCTTACTGAGGTCCTGAAGTTCAAGAACGAAATCAAGAAGAAGCGAGTGACTGGCAATGGGTAATCTTGATAAAGCAAAAGAATACGCTCAACACGTCTTAACTCACCGAGAAGAACATTGCGAAGAGAACATTCTTGCTGCTGAACGTTTTTTCCGTGATTTAGAAAATCCTGCTTTTGAGATGGATGTGGATATGGTGGATTTTGTTATTCACTTTATCGAGAACGTGATAGTTCATCAGCAGGGCGATGATATGTTTGCGGTGTCTATCCGTAACAAGCCGTTGCTTTTGCAACCGTGGCAACATTTCGTTGTGGTTAATCTGTTTGGGTTTTACTATAAGGGAACGAATGAGCGCAGGTTCAAAGAAGCGCTTATCATGCTTGCTCGGAAGAATGGAAAGACCTCGTTTACTGCTGCAATTGCTCTTGCCTACCAGATATTAGACACGGATAGCGGTTCAAAATGCTATATCGTTGCTAACTCAGTCAAGCAAGCGATGGAAGCTTTTGGTTTTTTAAGATTCAATGTTGAACGCTGGAACGATAAGAACATTCGTATCAAGGACAATAACCAGGAACACTCTATTACTGCTAATTTTGGTGATGAGGGTTCTTTCTTCATCCAAGCTCTGGCCAATGATGAGAGTCGTCTTGACTCTCTGAATGGGAATGTCATCATCTTGGACGAGGCTCATACCATGCGAAACAGTAAGAAGCATGGTCTTATGAAAAAAACAATGTCAGCATACCGTAACAGTATGCTTTTTGTTATCTCTACAGCTGGGGACATTCCTACTGGTTTCCTTGCCAATCGTCTGAAATACTGTCAAAAGGTGCTCAAGCGATTGGTCACTGATGATTCATTTTTCATCTTCATCTGCAAGGCTAATCAATCTGCTGATGGAGACGTGGTGGACTATCTGGATGAGAACATTCTCAAGATGGCTAATCCGTCATGGGGTGTCACGGTTTCGCTCAAGGCTCTCAAGGAAGAAGCAGAGCAGGCTATGAATGATCCTCAGACTCGAAACGAGTTTTTCAATAAGACATTGAATATCTTCACTAACTCTATGAACGCTTATTTCAATCCTGATGAGTTTATTGCGTCGGATAGTTGCTACGATTGGAGTCTAGAAGAGCTGGCACGCTTGCCGATTCGTTGGTATGGTGGTGCGGACTTGTCAAGATTGCACGACTTAACAGCGGCTGCTCTCTACGGTGTCTATCACGATGGAGAAAAAGATGTTGATATCTGCATCACACATGCTTTCTTTCCTCGGATAAATGCCCAGAAGAAAGCTAACGATGACGGGATTCCACTTTTTGGGTGGCAGTCTGATGGTTGGCTGACGATGAGCAATACTCCTACAGTTCTCTATGACGATATCGTCAAATGGTTCATCAGTATGCGTGAGCGTGGATTTAAAATCCAAGCTGTGGGAATGGACAGAAAGTTTGGTCGTGAGTTTTTGGCTAAGATGAAAAAGGCTAAGTTCAAGATGATTGACCAGCCTCAGTTGTTCTATCTGAAATCCGAAGGGTTCAGGCGGATTGAGTTCAAAGTAAAGAATAAGGAATTTTACTATCTTCACTCTGACGCTTATGAATATTGTGTGAGCAACGTTAGAGCGATTGAAAAGGTGGATGACGCTGTGCAATATGAAAAATTAGACGGAGACGGTGGTACTGCAAGGATTGACTTGTTTGATGCCAGCGTCTTTGCTTGTATACAGGCTCTTGCTAATCTTGGCAAGGGTGGCGATGTAATGAGATTCTTTGATTAGAGAGAAAGGAGGTGAGGAAACATGGGTATTTTTGAAAAGATTTGGAAACGAAACAAGCCAAGTAAACCAATCAACATGCTGAGTCATTCAGATTTAGGATTGTCAAACCTTATGGATTTGTATGTACCTTTGGCCAGAAATCCAGATGTGGTGATAGCGGTTAATAAGATTGCTGATTTGGTCTCTAATATGACCATCCATCTGATGGAGAATACGGATAAAGGTGATATCAGAATCCGTGATGGGCTTGCTAGAAAGATTGACATCAATCCCTGCGAACACATGACAAGGAAGTCATGGATTTTCAAGATTGTGCGCGATTTGCTTCTATATGGCGATGGAAACTCTGTCCTACATGTGGAATATGATCTTGTTACGGATTATATTTCTAATCTAAGACCATTTCCGATGAGAGAAGTTTCGTTCCAAACAGATAAGGATTCCTATGTAATCTCATTTAGGGGTGAAGAGTATTCCCCTGATGAAGTAGTCCACTTTGTCATCAATCCAGATCCAGATATTCCCTACATTGGTACTGGTTTTAGGGTGACGTTGACAGATGTGGTTCAAAGTTTGAACATGGCTACCAAGACTAAAAAAAGCTTCATGAACGGTAAGAACATTCCTAGTCTTATCGTCAAGGTTGACTCGTCTAGTGCTGAACTAGATTCGGAGCAAGGGCGTGAGCGTATCGCTGAGAAGTATTTAAGTACTAGCAGGGTTGGCGCTCCATGGATTGTTCCAGAGGCATTGCTGGACATCCAGCAGGTAAAGCCGCTTAGTCTAACGGATATCGCTCTAAATGAGTCTGTCGAATTAGATAAAAGAACAGTTGCAGGTTTATTAGGAGTACCTGCTTTTATTTTGGGCGTGGGAGAGTTCAACAAGACAGAGTATAACAACTTTGTAAATACGACTGTTATGAGTATCGCTACCACTATTACTCAAACACTAACCAGAGACTTACTTTTGTCTAGTAATCGTTACTTCAAGCTAAATCCTCGCTCACTCTTCTCTTACAACATTACAGAGTTGTCTGAGGTTGCACGTCAAATGACAAACAGTACTGCAATGCGTCGTAATGAGTGGAGAGATTGGCTTGGTATGGCTCCTGATCCTGAGATGGAAGAGTTGATTGTCCTTGAGAACTTTATCCCTCAAGAGAAGATAGGAGACCAAAATAAATTGAAAGGAGGTGAGGAAGAGAATGCAGAAACGGAATAGTTATCGTGCCACTCAATTTCAGACTAGGGAAGAAGACTCTGGTGATTTGATTTTGAGTGGCTACTTTATCAAGTTTGACGAGGAGACAGAATTGTGGCCAGGCTACTGTGAAGTTATCAAGCGTGCTGGAGTTGAAAAAGCTATCACAGACGCTGATATCAGAGCTTTATTTAACCATGATGATAGCCTTGTTCTTGGTCGAACAGGTAACGGAACTCTGACTCTGGGTGTTGATGATGTTGGTCTTTTTGGGGACATCATCATTAACAAGGATGATCCTCAAGCGGTTGGAGCCTATGCCCGTGTCAAGCGTGGAGATGTTATCGGTTGTAGCTTTGGCTTTATCCCGATAAAAATCGAAACAGAGGAACGTGAAGATGGTTCGTATCTGGACACTGTCTTAGAACTAGAAATCTTTGAAGTGAGTCCATGTACTTTCCCAGCCTATCCACAAACGGAAATTGCTGCACGACAAAAAGACTTTGAAAGTCAGAGCCGTGCGAATCGTGAAGCGCTAGACAAGCGCAAGAAAGAAATTAAGGAGAAATTTAAGCTATGAACAAGACAGTAATTTTTAGCGCTCTTAGAAGAAGAAAAGCAGATAAAGTTGCAGGTTTGATTGAATCTATCGAGGAATTGAACAAACGTTCGGTTGTTGAACTAGAGAAGTTGGACCGTGCTGAAACTGAGGAAGAAGTTTCAGCAGTTGAAAAGACTGTAGACGGTCTTCAAAAGGAAATTGAAGAAAAAGAAGCTGAAAAAGCGCAGCTAGAAAAAGAAATCGAGGAGTTGGAAAAACAAATCGAGGAGCAAAATCGAAAAGCACCAACTCCAGGTAAAACGGAAAAACGAGGAGGAAAAACATTGGAACAACGTGAAGCATTTAACCATTATCTTCGAACAAAAGAAGTGCGTGCTGATGGTCTCAAATCTGCTGAAGGGGAAGCAATCATTCCTGTTGAATTGATGACGCCTAAAGAAGCGAAACAAGACAAGACAGATTTGACTTCATTGGTCAACATCGTTAATGTCAAGAATGCAAGCGGTAAATGGGCAGTTGTTAAATTGACTGACCAAACAATGAACACCGTTGAAGAGTTGGAAGAAAACCCTGAATTGGCTAAACCAACTTTCACAAAAGTGAACTATGAAATCAAGACACGTCGTGGACATTTGCCAGTGTCTCAAGAATTGATTGATGATGCTGACTACGATGTCATGGGATTGGTTGCTAAACAAGCTAAGAACCAAGAACGTATCACTAAGAATAAAGAGATTGCTAAAGTTCTCAAGACAGCTACAGCTAAAAGCGCAGCTGGTTTGGATGGCTTGAAAGATATTCTCAACGTGGAATTGAAACCGTACTACGATGCAACTATTGTATGTACCCAATCTATGTTTGCTGCTCTTGATAAAATCAAGGACAAGGACGGTCGCTACATGCTTCAAACAGACATCACATCTCCAACTGGCTACAAGTTCGCTGGTCGTGTAATCGATGTTTATCCTGATGATATCATTGGAGATGCTAAAGGTGAAATGAAAGCCTTCATCGGTGATGTAGGAGAGTTTGCGACATTGTTTGATCGCGCTCAAACAACTGTAAAATGGCAAGATGATAAAATCTACGGTCAATACCTAGGAACTGCCAACCGTTTCGATGTTAAGAAAGTTGATGAAGCAGCAGGGTTCTATGTAACTTACACTGATGCTGCAGGGTAAGGAGGGAGCTGATGGCTTATCAAGTAATCCGTCCTTTTAAGGATTTGAGAGACCCTCAACAATATGAATATCAAATCGGGGATATTTATCCCCGAACAGGATATAAGAGCACCAAGGCCTTCATTCAAGAGTTGTTAGATGGGTCAAATAGTGCAGGATCTATTTTCTTGACTAAAATCGATGATTCCGATATTTCCGAAGGAGAAACAGAACCTCAAGAACCTGAAGAGGAAGAAGAGGAGTAGTTATGGACAATGCTCAATTATTAGAATTACTAAAACTAAAATTGGGTATAGCAACAAATCTACGTGATAAGCCTTTGAATAAAATCATCGAAGCTGTCATAACTGAACTGGAAGATAATTTGGGAGTTTCGCTTGAATCAGAAAACGCTGAACACCAAATGTTTGTAGTTGATTTTGCAGCCTTTCGCTATGAGGGTGGAGTGGATATGCCACGCCACCTTTTATGGCGGTTGCATAATTTGAAATTGAGGTGAGTCATGGCATGGAACAATGAGATTACATTGATCTCAAGGGTTAAAACAGGATTAGATAAATTGCACCAGCCTTTATTTGAGGAAAAGCGATTGACTATTTTGTGTCGTAAGCGTTCCATAACTCGTTCTGAATTTTATCAGGCTAGCCAGGTTGGACTTAGACCAAGCCTTATCCTTGATATTCATAGCTTTGAGTATAACAACGAGGAAGAAGCGGAATTTAATGGGAAACGGTATCGTATTCTCAAGACATTTCCGATTGGTTTAGAAATTCTGGAGCTGACCTTGATGGAGGAATTGCCATGAGTGTAACAGGTGACCTTTCAGCAGAAATCGCTAAAGCACTGAGCGAATATTCTAGTGAGTTAGAAGATGAGATTGACGCTATCGCACAAGAGTTAGGTGATGAAGCTGTTGTGACTTTGAAGGTGACAAGTCCAAAGAATAAAGGGAAGTATGCGAGAGGATGGCGCCTCAAGAAAAACGCCAAAGGCTCATACGTAATCCATAATGCTACAAGCTACCAATTGACACACCTGCTTGAAAATGACCATGTCTTAAGAAATGGAGGACGCAGTCGTGCTATCCCTCACATCAAACCTGTAGAAGAAAAGCTAATCAATTCCTTTGAACGGAAAGTAAAGGAGGCTATCCAAAAATGAAATTATCTGACCTTGTCGATATTCTAAGTCAAGCGAATCTACCTATAGCCTATCGTGCGTTTGAAAATGGACACGTTCCTCAAACACCTTACCTTATCTACTTTGAATCACATCCAGATATCAAGAGAGCAGACGACGAACAGAAATACCAGATTAAATCTGTGACTGTAGAGCTTATCTTTGAACGTAAAGACGAAGATTTGGAAGAATCCTTGGAAGAGTTGTTGTCTAAACATCAACTTGTTTTTGAGGTATCAGAAGAAAGCTATATCCCAACAGAAAGGCTATCTGTCAAGCCTTATACTGTTTATTTGTACTAAAGGAGAAGAAGATGACAAAAACAGAAAATACAGTAACCTATGGATTGAAAAACGTGCATATCGCACCAATCGAAAGTATCAACAGTGATACAAAAGTCATTAGCTACGGGCAAATTTTCCGTTTCCCTGGAGCTATGAACTTGGAGTTAGAGCCAAAAGGAGAATCGAAAGCAATCCAAGCAGACGACGTGGACTACCACTTCATGAACTCAAATGAAGGGTATGAAGGAAAATTGAAAGTACCGCATATCACGGAAGAGTTTGCGACGAAAATCCTAGGAGAAATCAAGGACGAACAAACAGGAGTATTGACTGAAAAAGGCGATGCTTCCACTAAACCGTTTGCAATTATGTTTGAATTTTCAGGAGATAAAAATAAGACTCGTTACGTTATCTACTACTGCTCTGCTAGTCGTCCATCAAACGGCTCTGGTACTAAGAGTGGAACAACTGTCAATGAACGCGAACTTAGCTTTAAGGGTTCACCACGTCCGCTTGATAGCGTCGTGAAACGTTCTATTACGTCAGCTGACAAAAAAGAAGTGTATGACGCTTGGTTTACTAGCGTTTACGAACCAACATCTCTAGGATAAGGAGTAAAGAATGCGTCGAAGTATTAAAATCAGCAACAAGCGCTATGAGCTTGCAACAAATGCCTATACTCCAATCGCTTACAAAAACGAGTTTGGGCAGGATTTTTTCAAGGACCTTTTGGGACTTTTGAAAAATAAACAATTAGTAGCTCAATTGAATCAATTGGAAAAAGGTAATGATTTGGTAGCGGAAAGCGTCGATTTATCTCTTCTAGAAGATTTCGATATTACCTTTTTCTATCGTCTATTTTGGGTATTCGCTAAATCTGGCAATCCTAAAATTAAACCGTTTGATGATTTCTTTATGGAGATGGAAGAATTTCCTCTTGACGAAGTTTGTCCGCTAATGATGGAAATGTTGAATACGGTACTGCAAACAAAAAAGAAACAGACACATCAGAAACAGCAAGCGAAGAAGCCTTCACGGTAGAATCTTATCTATCTTGTTGCAAGGAAACTGGCTTATCTATCGATGATCTCAAGCACATTTCCATTGGGATGGCGTTAGATTATCAGACAGATTATGTCAATTTGCGTAGCGAAAATAAAACGGGTAGTCGGAAGGCCACCCAAGCTGATTTTGATGCATTTTAGAGAAAAAGTGAGTGCTGAGAGAGCGATTGTGAGGACAAGTTCCTTTAGTTGGCTAGTGTTCTGGTCATAGAAAACCTCTCAGCGCTCCTTATTTTTAAGGAAAGGAGGAAATATGGCAGGAAATATCAAAGGGATAAAAATTGAAATCGATGGCGATACTCAGCCCTTACAAAAAGCGTTAAAAGGTGTCAATCAAGAGTCTGCCAACGCAACAAAAGAGCTGAAACAAATTGATAATGCTTTAAAGTTTGATACTGGGAATGTTACCTTACTAACCCAAAAACAAGAAGTCTTACAGAAGCAAGTGGGAACCACTCGGGAAAAGCTAGAAACCTTAAGACAAGCTCAATCTCAAGTTGAAGAACAGTTCAAAAAAGGAGATATTGGCGCAGACCAGTATCGTGCTTTCCAGCGTGAAGTAGAAGTAACTCAAAATATCCTAAAAGGATATGAGGGAAAACTAGCTAGTGTCAATCAGGCTCTTGAGGGTAATGGGAGTGCAACCAAGAATAACCAAACCCAACTGAAAGAATTGCAGAATGAGCAAAAACTACTTGCCAGCGAATCTGAAAAAGTAGTTAGTTCGTTTAAGCTGCAAGAAAGCCAGATGGGTGCCAACGCTAGTGAAGCTGACAAGTTGGCATTGGCTGAAAAGAAGATTGGCGCACAGTCTGAAATCGTTGCTCGCCAAATTGAAAACCTTGAGAAGCAATTAGAAATCACTAAAAAAGAATATGGTGAAAACTCCGCTGAAGCTAACAAGATGGAAGCGGAGCTGAATCAGGCTAAGACAGCATTCAATCATCTCAACGATGAGATGAAGGGGACTAAGTCTGTAGCAGATAGCGCACAAGAAAGCTTGGGGGAGATAGCTAAAGCTGCAAGAGCTGAACTACTCCAACAGTTTAGCGAGAAATTGGGTGATATTTCAGAAAAACTTGTTGACGTTGGGAAAGAAGCTATTGAAGCAGCTGCTTCAATGCAAGCAAGTAATGCCCAATTTAGTACAGTTTTTGGGGATATGGAAGGTCAAGCTAGAGAGGCTCTTAATAATATTGGTAAAGAAATGTCTATTGTACCAGAACGATTACAAGGAAGCTTTACCCAAATGGCCTCCTTTGCCAAAACATCTGGTCTAGACACAGCTCAAGCCTTAGATTTATCTACTAGGGCAACTAAGGCGGCGGCAGATGGTGCTGCTTTTTATGATAAATCTATTGAAAGTGTTACTGAGAGCCTTCAATCATTTCTTAAAGGAAATTTTGCCAACGATGCGGCTTTGGGGATATCTGCAACAGAAACAACTCGTAATGCGGCAGCAAATAAACTGTACGGCAAGTCATTTAAGGATTTGAGCGAAGCGCAAAAGCAATTAACTTTGCTTCAAATGGTTGAAGACGGGAATGAACTTTCTGGGGCACTTGGTCAAGCTGCAAGAGAATCTGACGGCTTAGAAAACGTCATGGGGAATCTAAAACAATCTGGAACTAATGCCTTGGCTGCATTAGGTCAACCTCTTTTGGAAATGTTGATTCCTGTTTTTCAAGCTTTAGGAAACATCATAAAAGGTGTAGCAGATTGGTTTGGTACTTTGCCTGGCCCGATTAAAGAATTTGTTGTCATTCTAGGGACAGTTGTTACTGCTGTAGGAGTTTTAGCGCCTATATTCTTTTCTCTGCAAGCTATATTTACAACGTCGATAGGGGCAATGATCACTGCCGCTTTACCAATCATTGGGACAGCAGCTGCAATAGCGGCCGCAGTGGCAGCGGTCGTTGTCATTTTAAAATACTTATGGGAAACGAATGAAGGATTTCGTAACGCCGTCACAGTTGTGTGGGAGGCTATTTCATCTGTCATCAATACTGTTGTAGGTGAAATTTCAAATTTCATCATGAGTATTTTTGGCACTGTCGTAACGTGGTGGACTGAAAACCAAGAGCTAATCCGTTCTATTACGGACGCAGTCTGGACTGGCATTTCCGCTATCATTAGCGCTGTTATGACTGTTATAGGTCCTCTTATAGAGGGAGAGTGGAATAATATTCAGATTATCACCTCTACAGTTTGGGAAGTGATTAAAACGGTAGTTGAGACAGCTATTAACGTTGTTTTGGGTATTATCAAGGCAGTGATGCAGATCATCACTGGTGACTGGTCGGGCGCTTGGGAAACCATCAAGAGTGTTGGAGAAACAATCTGGAATGGGATTGCAAGTGTCATTGGGACTATCTTTAATGGCATAGCGCAGGTATTGTCTAACATCTGGAATACTATCTCAACGGTTGCTTCAACTGTTTGGAATGGTATCAAATCCACTCTTTCAGGAATATTTGATGGTATTTCAAGTTCGGTCTCAAGTGTCTTTAACGGTATAAGAGATACGATTAGCAATATCTGGAATAGTATTCAATCAACCGCAAGTAGCATTTGGAACGGTATTAAAGATACAATCGGCAATGCTATTAACGGAGCTAAGGATTTAGTTGGTAGTGCAATTGAAGCTATTAAGGGATTCTTTAACTTTGAATTTAGATGGCCTCATATTCCTGTCCCACATTTTCGTATTACTGGATCTACCAATCCTTTTGACTGGTTAAGCGGAGGGTTGCCAAGTATTGATGTAAAATGGTTCGCCAAGGGCGGTATCTTGACCAAGCCGACTGTTTTCGGTTCAAATGGAAATAGTTTAATGGCTGGTGGAGAGGCTGGAAACGAAGCTGTCTTACCACTGAACGAACGAACCTTGGGAGCTATCGGTCGTGGAATCGCTCAAACAATGGGAGGTCTGTCTCCTGTTATCAATGTCAGCATTAGTGGAAACAACATCAGTGAAGAGATGGATATCAACCGTATTGCTGACGTTGTCGCTCAAAAAATTGCGGATGAGTTACAGCGGAAAACACAACTTAGAGGAGGAATCGTATGATCAAACATAATGAACTGGTGATTGATGGTGTAGCAACCTCCTCTTTTCCTTTTGATGTGATTGTAGAAGAAGCTCCATCCATTGTGATTGCCAATAGCAAGACAAAACTATGGGAGCATGATGGGATCAGCGGAGCCATCCTACAAACTAATCATCATAGAGGGATGGTTGAGAAATCCTACACGCTTCACTTAGTCAAGCCAAAAGAGGAGGACTTGAACCGTTTTCTGGCTCTCTTTGCAAGAGAAAACTTTTGGCTTGAAAGTGAACGTGTCAAGACCACAAAAATGTGGTGTTACAAGGTAAAGATTTCCGAGACTACTAGAAATCGTGCAGGGTACTATGCGCTTAAAGTCACATTTGAGTGTCACCCTACAAAATTTTTCAAAGCTACGGACAATCAAACCTTTTCAAGAAGTGGAACTTTAAGAGCTAAGGGCTCTGCTTTGGCTTTTCCGACAATTACCTTAACTGGTCAGAGTACGACTGAGGTTAGTTTCACAGTGGATAGGCAGGTTATCCGCTTAGAAAGACTGTCTGGAAAAGCTATCATGGTAAATAACCCTAACAATCCTAGTTTCTTGGACGGAACAGGTTCCAGAATTAAGTGGACAGGGGATTTTATCACGATTGACCCAATCAAAAAACAAGATGTTGGGATTGTCTTAGGTGCTGGTATCAGTTCCATGACGATTGAGACAGTTTGGGGGTGGGCGTAATGCTATATTTGCTTGAAAGTGATACTCGTAACGTTAAATGGAACGGTATTCCACTGCATGAAGCGACTTCAGCTATCATAAAAGAGCAAATGAACGGGGATTTTACCCTTACTGTTCGCTATCCTATCACCGACTCTGAGATTTATCAACTTTTCCGTGAGGATATGTTGATTAAGGCACCAGCGCCTGTGCTTGGTCCGCAGTTGTTCCGTATCAAGAAACCAGTAGAGAATGATGATCATTTAGAAATAACTGCTTACCATATCACTGATGACGTTATGCAGCGGTCTATCAATCCTCTGTCTGTCAACAAGCAGAGTTGCTGGCAGGCTCTTTCTCAGTTGGTACAAGTCGCTAAGTCTCCTATCAACGATTTTTCATTTACAAGTGATATCACAGACAGGAGAACCATAAACACAAAAGAAGTAGAAACACTCTACAGCGTGTTGATGGATGGCGCTCATTCAATTGTTGGGACATGGGAAGGAGAGATGGTTCGGGATAATTTTGCTATCTCAATTAAGCGAAACCGAGGAGAGGACAGAGGTGTTATTATCTCTACCCACAAAAACCTTAAATCCTATCAACGAACCAAAAACTCACAAAATGTTGTTACTCGGATCCATGCTAAGTCTACATTTAAGGCAGAGGGAGCTAAGGAAGACACAACGATTGCCATAACGGTTGATAGCCCGTTGATTGGCGCTTACCCTTACATCAACGAAAGAAGTTATACAAATAACAACATTCAAACCGTTGAGGAGTTGACAAAGTGGGCTAGTGCTAAATTTACTAACGAACACATAGATAAGGCTACAGATGCCATTAAGATTGAAGCCTACGAGCTTGATGGCCAGACTGTTCATATGGGTGATACAGTTAACCTGAAAAGTTATAAGCACAATGTGGACGTTTATAAGAAAGCCATTGCCTACGAGTATGACTGTTTGGCAAACAATGGACAGGGTGCCTATCTAACCATTACCTTTGATGACAAAGTAAAATCAGGGGGAAATAGTGGTGGAGTGTCAGCAGTAGCAAACGCAATCTTGGACAAGCAAGAAACAAAATTTGACATCATGCTGGAGCGTGCGATCGCCAACGCTGACCGTGCGTTTGATGCTGAATTTGCCAAGCATGAGAAAGCTATCACGGATGCCATCGAGCAATACAAGGCTAAGGCTGAAGAATTTGGCGCTAAAATCCACGAGGAAATGGAGAAAGAGCGTCCTGAGTTCGTGAAGCTAATCCGTGAGGAATTGATGAGTGGTGCGGACTCAATCGCTGAATTAAGCAAGAAACTGGAGCAGGTCAGTGAGACTGCAAGGGTCAATGCAAGTCTGATTGGTGGCGACGGGAACACCCAGTACAATAAGAACCGTCTTAATGGTGGCACGGCTAAGAAAATTAGTTATGGAACGGATTTTGTTGAGGTCGGTCATAATGGAGACGGTTTTGAGGTTGGTAAGCAGTATGTCATCAGTTGGTCAGCAACCTGCACGCCATATGGTAAGACAGATGTGACTGTGGTAGTCAATAAGCCTACGTTCTATGGTGGCCACGTTCATCTTGCGCCTGCTAATTCAGTCATGCCAGTGATTGAGAAAGACCTTGTCCAAAAAGAGGAGAAGATCCTAGCAGTTTACTACGGTGCCTATCGTCTGACATTCTCAGGGGACTGGTATCAGAATGTAGAGCAGTCTGTGACGGTTGACAATCAGACAACACGGATTGAACTAGCGCCAGTCTATAAGACGGTTGTTGATGGACAAAATGCTAGATATGACGGAAGTTGGAACCAAAATCCAACTTTTATTTTTGACGGAGGTAAAACATGACAGAGACAATCCCAGTGAGGGTACAACACAAGCGTATGTCAGCGAGCGACTGGGCAAGTAGCACTCTGGTCTTACTTGATGGCGAGTTAGGCATTGAGAGTGATACAGGCAAGGTCAAGGTCGGAAATGGCCGTGACCGTTTCTCAGCCCTGCAGTATCTAACAGGTCCCAAAGGAGACCGTGGAGAAACAGGACCAGCAGGACCACAAGGAGCGGACGGTGTCATGCGATTCGAGGACCTGACAAGCCAGCAGAGGGAAGGTTTGCGAGGCGATAACGGTCATAGCTTAAATGCGAATGTTCGTATCGAAGGGTCTTACAGAAACGGTGCGACCAGCCAGTTAAACCTGATTGCAGATGTCTACTATGACGGAACACGGTTAACTAGTGGATATACGGTTGATTATTACTACAGAGGGTTTGGGAATAATAACTGGCAAAGTTTGCTGAGCCAAACGCCTGATGCCAATGGAAAGTTTGGCCAGTGGAATGCTTCTCAGCGTTCAGGAGGCTGGCTTGAGGTCTACATCGTTGTAACGTACAACGGAATCAAAGCAGCTGCTAGTACACGACTTGATAATGTTAGCGACGGTGCAACAGGTCCAGTTGGTGCACGAGGTGCTGATGGCGCTAGAGGAGCAGATGGAGCGCCTGGTCAAAATATCATCAACCAGAACGGTGGGCAACCAATGAAATATTGGTCTGGTACAAGGTCTCAATATGACGCGATTCCTAACAAGGATAGTAATACTATCTACGATATTTTTAGTCAATAGGAGGTAGTATGGCTAGAGAAGGAATTTACGTTGGTAGCAGGGAAGTTGTTCAGCGTTATGTAGGAACTCAGTTAGTCTGGGAGAAAAGAATACGAGTTTTAGAACTTTTTGGCAAAAGAGTCCTTACCTCTCCTGCTTACGGAGAGAATGTAATGCATATCTATGATTATACATTTGGTTTCAGTAACAATTCGATTGACGAAGTTCGGTTCATTGGCAAAACTGAATCAAATGTTATTCCAGTAACACTAGAACGAGGGTATGGAGAAAACCATATTAAAGCTCGTTTTAGAAATAATGAGGACTTTGAGAAAGCAAAAAGGGAATTTAATTCATCAAATGGAGATGTTTATATGAGCTTTTACTCAACATGGAGGTGACAAATGGATATTACCATTCAAAATGTTCGTTCGCCTGCTCTTGAGCATAACGGACGGTATTATAAGGTCTTTCAGCCACGGACACGAGATGAACTGCTGAAGCTTCATCACATGGGCTGTGTGGGAGACACGGTGCTGACGGATATCCAGCTGGAGCAGGGAGATTTTCCTACTAGTTTTGTGGAGCCTACCGTCACGCAACGTACCTTGTCAGGTCTCTTCAAGGATATGCGTTCTATTGAACTGGAATTAACAGACCCGAACAGCACTCTCTGGGGCAAAATCCAGCAGAATAATAAAGGGGCGCTGACCCAGTTCTTTGATGAGAATGTCAAGAGCGCTATCGCTCAGACTGCTAAAGAAATCAGGCAGGAAGTGCGAGACGCTGCTAACAGTGCTAGGGTTCAAGTTACGCCTGAAGGAGTGACCATCGGCTCTACTACTTTGACTGGCGAGCAGTTAGCCTCTACCATTTCCGCAAGTCCTAGAGGGGTGGATATCATCGCTCCACGGGTTCGAGTGAAATCCGACATGATTGTTGATGGTGCGGTGACTGCTGGGAAGTTAGCAGCTGGGTCTGTGACTGCAGATACGATTAAAGCAGGTGCCATCACAGGCGATAAAATCAGCGTAGATGATGCCTTAATCAAGAATCTGACAGCTAGAGATGCCTTGATTGACAAGCTGACATCTAAGGAAATCTTCACAACTAAAATTGAATCTGTCGTATCTAGCTCAACCTTCTTACAAGCCTATCAAGGCGAAATTGGAGGTTTCACCTTGGGTCAGTTTGACAATGGAGGTGGACGCTGGATTTCTGGTGTTAATCAATTCTCAGTTGGTATGGGGAATGGTGCTGGTTATGGTACTAAGACAGCTTTCTGGGCAAATTGGGGCGGTAACTGGAATCAAGCAGGACCGAACTCTTGGCATGTGGATACAGATGGACAGATGTATTGTAAGAATACAGTTAGTTTTTATGGGAAAGTTGACTTTTCTGGCTCTACAAACGTTAATTTCTACAGCAAGATTAATGTTGCCAAAGGTATCTGGACAGGAAACGCAGATATTTATGGCGCTGGATCAAATCCAGCAGGAGGTGATAACGCCGTTTGTTGGTGGAATCAGATTACTACGGCAAAATGGCGCGGATACGCAGGTATCACTTCAAGCTCAGATAAGCGACTTAAAGAAAATATTAAAGAGAGTCCAGTTAATGCCTTGGATAAAATTCAAGCATTGAACATGGTCTCTTTTGATTTCATCGAGAGCCAGAAATATGAAGAGATTGGTTTGATTGCGCAGGAAGCCCAGAAGGTAGTCCCTGAAGCAATTGAAATAGATGAAACAACATCTTATCTGTCTATCAACTATTCAAAATTCATACCCTACTTGCTGAAGGCTGTCCAAGAACTAGACCAGAAAATCAAAGAAATGGAGAACATACATGGATAATCACACAATCGACATGCTAGTCGCTGAGTCGCTCGTCAACCGTTTAGCTGATAGCGAATTGAATCGTGCGCATTTAGAGGCACGCTATACGCTGACTTTAGCAGAATTACAGGCCTTTAAGGCGGTGCTGGAATATGACCCAGCGCTTAAAGAACTGTTCGAAGAAACACAAGTCAAAATGAAAGGAACTAACTAATGAATTACGAAGTAGCAATTAAACCATATCTTAAAGGCGCAGAAAACACAACAGTTGTCGCAATCAAGATGGAAAACAACGGACGCTATTCTTACGAGCAAGTAGAACTTCACGGTGACCATACACAAGATAATGAAGCGACTTTGGTTCAAGCAGTGCTAGACCATATCCGTACAGAACTTGACCCAACAAATGCCATCGTGCAAACACAAGCAAAATTGCAAGAAGCAGAACAGAAACTGGCTCAAACTGAAGCGAAACAGACGGCTACAGACCAAGAAGTTAAGCATAACAAAGCCGAAACAGACCGCTATGGGAAAATCATCCATGCGGTCGTTTTAAATGCAGTAGCAGGCAAGACAATCGCTTATGGAACTAACTACAAAGAGTTGGTAGAGTTGATTCCACTTGCTGAAGTTGGTAAACGCTATATGGCACATGACTTGATTACCATTGAAGACCCAGCTCATGTTGAGGTAGATGGAGAAGGTAAACGTATCTTGGTTCAGTTGAATAAGGAATTCACTTACAACGGTGAACCAGTCAGCGACTTTGCCCGAAATGGTCGTCTTGAACTCGACGGAACAGGGGCAGCATGGAAGTACGAGCCTCAAGAAACGACTGTTGCACCAGCAACTACAGTTTCTACGACAGCTACCGTAACTCCAACAGTAACGGAACCTTCTGCTACAACAGTTACACCTAACTAATAATGGAGGTGACTATGGCAGAATTTGAACGTTTAATTGTCCAAATTTTCCTCTCTCTGATTCCTGTCATCGGACTTTATTTCTCAATGAAAGACCGAGCGACCAAACAAGAGAATCGTCTCACGGTTTTAGAGAAAGATATCGAGAATCTGAACGAATTTAAAAGATCTGCAAACAAACGACTAGATAACCATGACGAACAGAACAAGGCTATCTTAGTTCTTGCAGAACAAGTTAAGTCGTTAGGTGAAGATGTCAGAGAGTTGAAAACGTTGATTCAGAGCAAAAGCTAAGAAAGGGGCGCAGAATGGTCTGTAATCTCAATACGACCAATCTCGCACAAGTGGATGGCGGTTCCCTCATCAAGCAGGGTGATGTAGCTTCTACCTTTGGATTTGTCCTTTTAGACGAAGACTATCGAGCCGTCTCCTCTCTGGAAGGGGAGGTGGCGGTCGTCAGTCTGACCATGGACAAGCACCAGTGGAAGAAGAAGGTGACTGTCACAAACTCAAGCGTGAATTTTAATCTGGATGCTATCTTGCCTGTTGGGAAATATCGGTTAGAGATTAGCGCTGGCGGATATATTTTTCCAAGCGATAAGGCTACGCATATCAAGATAGTAGCTTCAGATAAAGAATTGGTCACAGAGGAAGTCCATGCTCTAAAAGAGCTGGATATCGCAGAAGAAGTTAAGAAGCAACTTGCAGGGAAGACTGTAGGTGGTGACGGTACAGTAAGTCAGGAATTTCCGGACTTAGTGAAATTTTATAATTTAGGAAAGGTATGATAAATTATGGATACAAGTAAATTGATCGCGTTTGCGGAAGCCTTGGGGGCGGATAACAAGATAATTATGCAGTTACTCGCTACGAAGGTTGACATAACTGCACTAACGCAAGCCATTGAACAGGCTAAAACCGCAGTGAAAGCTGAGATTTTAGGCGATGGAGTGCCTGAAAATCTTGACACACTGAAAGAGATTGCTACGATGATTTCAGGTATGAGTGGGGATACTGAAGCAGCAGTCGTGAAAAAACTAGCTGACCTTGGTACACGACTTGACTCTTTTGCTAATGTTGACTTAGTGTCGACATACAACGCAGCGAAAGCGTGATAGCATGAACAACTTAGAGGAATTTGCTCAAGCTGTCGGCCGTGATGTAAAGGTGCTGAACCAAAGGCCTGAACCAAGGCTGACCCTGACAGGAAATACCCTCGGCATTGTCGGGGGTAATAATGTCACTCTACCGCTACCAGATAATGTAGGGCAAGAAATCCGTGGTACAGGCTCACCAGAAGGTCGTATCACTGCCGAAATCGGGACGACCTATGTCGACGTCAATGTGACGAATGGCGCCCTGAAATGGATAAAAGAGAGTGGAAATGGTAATACGGGCTGGCGTGTTCTAATCGGCGATACTGGCTGGAGAACGTTAAACAGTGTCTCTAGAGCAGGCAACTCGTTCATTAAAATCAGACGAGTAAAC